GGAGGTGTCTGTGACCAATCCTCTAGGAAACATCAACGGTATCGCCGACCAAGCAGACACACTTGGGCTTGTCTACGGAAACCGCGTAAAGCAAATGCCCTCGATGGTCCGATATCGCATGAATAAACCCGTCGACAAATTTAACAAAAAATAACCCATGGGAACGCTCTCTATCCGTCACATCGTCGAGGAAACCCTCGCGACTTATCTCTCAGCTCAGGCAGGGCTCGCCGGCGTGACTATGCTCACGGGCGATAGCGCCGCGACTCAGACTCTTCCCAAGGCCGTGGTGCTCTGCGACTCCGCATCTCCTCCTGGAGATCTACCCGAGGGGCTTGGAAACTACTCCTGCTCGGTCCGCATCACCCTCTTCTCGAACGCTGACGACACGACCCTGTCGACCCACAGGGCCCGCTGCGCTTCCCTAGCCGGCAACATGAACGACCTTGACTCAATCCAAGCGGCCTTTGCCGCAACGGGAGACGCCCTTTGTTACGACGTGACCATCAGGTCCGAAGACGAGGGCATCGACGAACGCTCCTGGGCGACATCATTTGCCTTCGATGTGCTCACCGTCCTTAACCCTGTCTAAGGGTTGCCAATTCAAGCAGGTTTAAGATGAGCGAAGTCAATACCGGCACAGTTTGCCTTTACGGAATCGGCCCGGGCCAACAGGCCAACCTATTCGTGCAGTCCTACAGCGTTTCCTCTAACTTCAACAACACCGGCATGGTGGTCGACGAAAGCGGCCGCACGGTGACGGGTCGCTATGACGACCGACGTTCCGAGATTAGCATCGAGGGCGTGGCAAAGGCCACGTCCATCCCTCTGCTCGGCGCTAAACTCGAGTTCACCGTGAAGACTGCCTCGGCTTATCCAGCCGGTGCGGCTTCGGTTAGCTTCTCGGGAGTCATCACAAAGGTCGACGACCGCGGATCTAGTAAGGGCTTCGTGACAGTGTCTATCACTGCCGAGTCCTTTGAAGAGATTACCTACTGATTGACTTCCCTGTTGGTGGGGTAGTCTGAAGGGGTGGACCGTAGATTCCTGAACAGCCATATTGACCCGGGGCCGTTCAAGTTCCTAGGCCGTACTCTTTACCCCTGGTGCATTAAGTACCGGGTGCGCCTGTTGGCGCTAGACTCCCCGCTGGTGACCGGCTCACGCGGCGTTACTCCTGCCGATCTAATCTTCGCCTGCCAAGTGTGCGCCGAGGAACCGCTGGGGCAGGTTGGGTTTGTAGATAAAATGCGGATAATGAGCCTAGACCGTAGGCCTGAAAAGTTTGAGAGCCTGCTAAACGCTTTCTCGGGCTATATCCTAGTGCATAACTGGCCGAAGTTCTGGGAACAAACGAACAAGAAAAGCGGCGGCAGCAGCTCGATGCCCTGGGCCATGAGCCTGATTGCGAACCTAGTGGCAAACGGTATCGAAGAAAAGCGAGCGTGGGAGATGCCGGAGTGCCAAGCCATCTGGCTGAATGCGGCCTTCGCCATGCGCAAGGGCGTCGACGTGGCAATCATGTCGCCAGATGAAGAGGCCTACATCGAGTCAGAGCTGAAGCGGCAGGCTGAAGCCGCGGCCGTTGCCAATCCAGCAGGTTAAAGGAAACCGACTATGGCCCAAGACCTCACCGTAAACATCAAGACGACCTCCGACGTCCCTCAGGCCATGAACAAGGCCGGCGCCGCGGCCAGTGGATTTGACAAGCAACTAGGAGACATCGGAAAGAAGTTCAGCACCGCATTTAAAGACATCGCCCTCGGTTTCATTGCCCCGATGGTTCTACTTCAGGGCCTTATTTCCTTCATTTCCAGCTCGATGGCTGAAGCAAAGAAACAAGCTCAAGAAGGTTTAGATCTCTTAGCAAAAGGAGAGACGGTATATGCCACATCAGAAGAGAAAAAGATGGCTAACTTCTTTAAAGCAAAACGTGCTAGGGAAGATGAGAAAAAGTCCGTTGAGGAAGGCAAAAAAGAAATGACCGCAAGGTTTCTTAGGGAAACTCCTCAAGGTCAAGCGATGCTGTCTGACTATACCCGCGAAATCAACATGGCTACAGGTAGTGATGCTATTGTCACTCCTGGACAAGCTTCTGGAATTAAAGCCATGCAAGATGCGGCTTTAAAGGCCTTCCTCGAATCTCCAGAAGGCAAAGCATATAAGCCAATTTTTGAGGACAAGAACGCCGAGAAGGCCGGCACATTCAAAGGCCCTGCAGGCTTCGGGAACGTCGTCGGCGTAGGTGCCAACCCTGTCATGGAGAAGATGACTCATCAGAACGAGCTGCTCGAAGAGATTAAGAACATCTTATGGGAACAGACTCAGATGAACCACGGCGGCCAAGTCCCTGATCCGTTCACTGAACGCGTCCCACTGACCATGCAGAAGGCTGGTCTCTCCTAATCTTATGGCTCTTATTTCCACAGGCAACGTCCTAGCGGCCGAGGTTCTCCAGCCAGGCTACACCTTCCAGTCTGACGGCTTTGGCTTGGTCACTGGCTCCGCAACCTACAAGCTAGACAAGGCCGTCTCGGTGACGATGACTGTCCGCGGTACGCCGTTCCCTAACTATCCCTATACCTATACGAAGGCGCACAAGTCTTCTCAGAGTATCGACGCGCTAGACATCCAGACCATCAAGGTGGACTATGTAGGCATCGACCCGACCATCAACGGCGGCGTGATGACCAATGCCAACACGTCCGTGGCTAACGGTCTGACCGCAGAGAACATCACGACCCACCCGAACTTCTTTACCGCGGCTGCCGGCTATGGCGGCATGCCCCTTGCCGGCCTGCCTTCAGACTTTGGCGGCGCCTATGACGACTCAACCCTCGGGCCCCTGGTCAACGCCAAGAACGTAGACACCGGGCAGATTGTGGTAGTCCCTTCAAGCGAAGGCTACAACGGCGCATGCTTCGAGAGCGGCAAGGGCGGCCGCTTCATCGGCTTCGTCGACCCCGATTATCCTGACCTCTACGGCAAGACGCAGTACCTATCCCGCACGACGACCTACTCGGGCACGATCTACACGACCTCTCAGGCCTATGTACAGGCCCTATATGCCCTACTCGGCACGGCTACCGCGACAAACTCCTGGGGCGTCTTTGCTCTTATCCCAGCGTGGGGCCCGACTGGGGCCGGCATTCATGGCAACACTAACCTGCTTTCACAGGTTAACGTCGAAGAGTATGGCTTGCTCTACAAGGTCATGTACGAAATCCGCTATTCAAAGGAAGGCTGGCCGTTTGACGTTTACGTCAATATCTGACCGATGAGCATTCAACCAGGGGTTGGATATACCTTCACCGCTTCGAGCAGCGGGACCAACTTCAGCGTCCAAAACCCTTGGACACAGTGGCCCCTATACGTTGAGAACTTTGTTTGCTCCCCGTTCAAGGTCCACGGCGTGCTTAAAAAGACCGGCGACGGAGGTGATTACGTCGTCTTCGAGATTTGCCCTGGTACGTTTAATAACCAGATGCCGCAGGTTTATGACTCGGTCAATGAAGTCTGGAAGTATCTAAACGATCTGGCCGTTGACACTGAGCTGGTGCTCGACTTCGCCTCGACGACGTCCTCAATCGTTTACCTCCGTGTCGGCCCTGACGCGACGACCTTTGCCTTCCCGCCGACATCTCCGACGGGTGCGACCGATGACCCTTATCCGCGGATCTACTCAACGGGCGGAGCGCTGCCGGTCGACTCTGATGCATTCGGTTATGTCGCCATTGCCAAGGTCAATGAAATCAGCGCCAACGTCTACACGGTCGAGCAGTACATCACCGGCTCCCTCTGGGGCGACCGCCTGAAGACTGGCACGGACACGGCCCGCTACTACTACGCCCGAATCTGATGGCTCTGGTGATTGGAGTCGGCTTTGGCCCGTCAACCTGGGGAGCGCTGCGGAGCGTCATCTTCAACGGCACTTTGGCCGGGTCGCCTGTCACTGATAGCGGGGACCACAACGTCGAGTATGTGCAGGGTTTCAAGACCACGGACGGCAACGGGTTTGTGCGCACGGATTACGGAGCTCTGTATCTTAACAATGCCTCAAAGCAATATGGTCCGAACTTCAACGCCTACATCACCTCAGGAACATCTGCAAAGTTCGCTTCCGAATACCAGACCTCAAGCGTAGGCATGCTGGTAAATGAAGACCGGGCGCAGCTGATAGGCGAGACGGTGGCCCTAAGCAGCGGAAGTATTACCATGGCGGCCTCGGCCTTCGTCTCCCCGTTCCAGACCTTTACCGCGTCGAGCACGCCAATCATCAATACAATCGGCAAACTGACGGCCTTCTGACCCCGCTTGCCAATCCCCGCAGGATTAAGACCCGATGAGCTGCTCTAACACTGCCATTTTCTCCAGGGGCGATAGTTTCTCAAGTCAGTGGACTTGGGTTCCCGGCGCCGGCGAACCCGCCGACCTCATCGGAACGACTATCCTTTCGACCCTTCGCGATCGCGCCGGCAAGGAGTACGATATGACCATTAATCTGGCTAACGATGGCTTATCCTATACTGCTCAATACGTTGGCGACACCTCTCAGTGGACCCTCGGCCTCGCGAGCTGGGACTTCCGTATGACGTTCCCTGGCGGCCCGGTCACGCATTCGACTATCTTCCGCGTGCAGGTTCAGGAAACCATTACCCAGGCTTAACATGGCAACCATCAACGGCACCTTCAACAGCCTCATCGCTGGTACCTTGTCGGTTACCATCGGCACGCCAGGCCCAGCCGGACAACCCGGGCCAACCGGGGCCACTGGCGCGACGGGTGCAGGCGTAGCGGCTGG